TACAATATGAAACTAAATCTTCTGTAGAAATTGCTGAAGATTTAGATTGTTATTATGGTACTGTAATTAATTATCTAAGAAAATACGGTGCTGAAATTAAAAAATCTAGAAAAGAAAATATAGAAGATGCCTGATTTATTAGATATTGGAACTGTGGGAATATGATTTATCATCTCCTATAAATAATAATATGGAGGGATAGATGGCATATACAGCGAATATTAATATTGTCAAAGGTAGTTATCAAAATAACTTGCCCAATACGTATGATTTTCTTAGACCTAATGCGTTTAAGTTTTCTATAAAAGATTTACCAAATATTTCATATACTTGCCAATCTGCGAATCTTCCAGCTATAACAATGGGATTTGCTAATCAACCCACGCCATTTATTGACATTCCTAAAATAGGCGACAAGGTTCAACTTGGAGAATTTTCCATTAGATTTTTGATTTCTGAGGACATGTCGAATTATATGGAATTATATACATGGTTATTCGCAATTGGTTTCCCACAAGATTATACACAATTTAGTAGTTATGTTTCAACCAAACCTAGTAGTTTTCCTTTTATTAGAAATCCTCAGAATGAAACGGAAGTTTTGGCATACTCGGATGGTACTTTGACGATTTTAGACTCGACAAACAATCCTAAAATCAATATAATCTTTAAAGACTTATTCCCAGTATCATTAGAAGCACTTGATTTCGATGTAGCAACACAGGAATATAATTATTTTACCGCAATCGCTTCGTTCAAGTATAGAATATTTGATGTAGAAGTACTATAACATTTTGGAGTTATTATGATTGAAGAATTGGATCCATCTGATCTTTTACCCGAATCACAAAAATCAACAGAAGAATCTAAGGAAGAAGGTCCTAAACCAGGTACCCTTTCAATTAGTATTGATGATCTAAGAAAAGAAAAATTATTCATTGCTACTCCATGTTATGGTGGAATGCTTAATGAGGCATATTTCAGATCTGTTATTAGAACATTGACCTTTTTTAACAAACACGATATTCCACTAGCATTTGGTACTATTGCTAATGAGTCATTAGTAACACGTGCTCGTAATGTATTATTGGCATATTTTCTACAATCTAATTATTCTAGATTGTTATTTATTGATGCCGATATTGAATTTCAAGTTACAGATGTTCTTAAACTAATTGCACATGATAAAGATGTTGTAGTTGGTGCATATCCGAAGAAAGGTGTTAATTGGCAGAGAATTAAGGAAGGCATTCGTGCTGATGCTGATAAAGAATTTGATGATAAACAAATTGCAGCTTTAGGTTCGGATTATGCTATTAATTTTAAATTTGTTAATAGAGAAGCTAAACAGATTGCTATCGAACGAGGTCTGATCAAATTACATGATGCTGGAACTGGATTTATGTGCATCAAAAGAACAGCAATAGATAAAATGATTGCAGCATACCCAGAACTAAAATATAATAATGATCTTAATACTAGTGCAGAATTAAATGATTATTTTTATGCTCTTTTTGATACAATGCTTGATCCTAAAGATAAAAGATATCTCTCAGAAGATTATACCTTCTGTCGTAGATGGCAAGACATAGGTGGGGATATTTGGTTAGATCCATCTATTTCATTGAATCATTATGGTACCTTTAACTTTATGGGTAATCCTGCTCAAATTATTCAAGTAGGTTAAAATGAAAATTTCCGAACTACAGCAAATGTGGTCGGAGGATTGTAAAATTGATGAAACAAATCTCGGGCGAGAATCTGCCCGAGTTCCTACTCTACACGCAAAGTATATTAATTTATTATCCTCTACTCGTTTGAATTTGCGTAAAGCCGAATCTGATTATTATAACTGTAGACGAAAAAAATATAGGTATTATCGAGGCGAAATGTCTCGTGATGAATTAGCAGAAGAGGGTTGGCAACAATGGCAAGGAGCAAAACCTTTAAAAAATGAAATAGATGAGTTTCTTCTCGGAGATGCTGATCTTAATTTATTAACAGATAAGGTTGAGTATTTCAAAACAGTATTATATCAATTAGAACAAATTATTCGTTCTATCAATTCAAGAACATGGGACATAAAGTCATCCATTGAATGGCAAAAATTTACTAATGGCTTAATGTAATGGCAGACATTACTATTAGAAATAAGAATCACGTACATCTTATAGTTGATTCTGATCCAAGCATATCACAGGAATTAAATGATTATTTTTCATTTGATGCACCTGGTGCCAAATTTCATCCTCTATACAAAGCTCGTATGTGGGATGGTAAAATTCATTTATTTTCTATGTTTACAAAAGAACTTTATGTGGGACTGAAAGATTATATATCACACTTTGCTAAGGAACGTGATTATTCTATTGATGATATAAATTATATTTATACTAGCGATACAGTTACATATGATGAGGTAAAAGAATTTTGTAATGGTTTAAATGTAGCATCCAAAGGTCAACAAATACAAATAAGAGAATATCAAATAGATGCAGTATATCAAGCGATCAAAGACGGAAGAAAATTATTATTATCGCCGACAGGTTCGGGAAAGTCTCTTATTATCTATTGCCTTATCAGGTGGAATGAACAACACCAAAGACGGCAACTTATCCTTGTACCCACAACTTCACTTGTTGAACAATTATACTCAGACTTTCAAGACTATTCAGGATTGAACGAATGGAGAACAAGTGAGCACTGCCATCGTATATATGGTGGGCATGAAAAGTCTAATCAGTACAATGTTGTTATTAGTACTTGGCAGTCAATTTATAAACTACCCAAAAGTTTCTTTGCAGAATTTCAGGCAATTTACGGAGATGAAGCACATTTATTTAAAGCAAAGAGCCTTACCGGGATCATGCACAAATGTACTGGGATACCCTATAGAGTCGGAACTACAGGTACACTTGATGGAACAAAGACTCATAAACTCGTGCTTGAAGGTTTATTCGGTCCAGTATACAAAGTTACTACAACTAAAAAGTTAATGACTGATAAGACATTAGCTGAACTTAAAATATTCAATATAATTCTAGATTATTCAGATGAAATAAGAAAAACAATAAAAGGTGTGACATATCAAGATGAAATGGATTTTTTAGTACAGTATCCTCCTAGAAATAAATTCATTAGAAATTTGGCACTGAATCAAAAAGGCAATACTCTTGTACTTTTTCAATATGTTGAAAAGCATGGCAAATTGCTTTATGATATGATATGGTCAAAGTGTGGGGATAGACAAGTCTTTTTTGTTTATGGTGGAACAGATACAGAACAACGAGAGTTAGTAAGACAATTGACAGAAAAGGAAAATGATGCTATAATAGTGGCATCGTATGGAACATTCTCAACTGGAGTAAATGTACGTAATCTACATAATATTATTTTTGCTTCTCCCTCCAAATCTCGTATTAGGAATCTACAAAGTATAGGTCGAGGATTAAGAACAAGTGAAACTAAAAATCAATGTAATTTATATGATATTGGTGACGATTTGACTTGGAAAAATAAAAAGAATTATACATTATTACACATGATAGAAAGAATAAAGATATATAATGATGAACATTTCGATTATCGGATGGTAAAGGTACAAATACAATGACACCTCTTAACTACCGTTATTTAAAATTATCTAATGGAGATGCTATCATTTGTGGTACAGATGATGATTTTTCTTCATTGTATGATAAAAAAACAATACATATAGTAGATCCTGTCTGTGTTGATCAAATTAGAATACCTAGAGCAGGATTTATAATAGAATCATTCGTTTTAACACCTTGGATAAAATTAGCTAAAGATAATATTTTTGTATTAAAAACAGATCAAATTATTACTGCTACGGAAGTAAAAGATAGTGTACTTAAAAACTATAAAGAATTTATAGATGATGCTAAGCACGAAGAAGTTAGAGCAGAAATTAATAATACGAACTCTGATACTATTGAAAATAAACTAGCTAATGCCTTAGAAAATTTAATTGATAATTTGGAAGACAACAGTAATGAAAACACGGAAAAAAACGAAAGAATCTACGTCCCAGGATCTAAGACTGTCCACTGAAGAAATCCCAACGTCATCTCACTATATTGATAATAAGAAATTTTATCAATCGTTAGTTGATTATAAGGTATTAGTAGACCAGGCAGCTGCTGAAGGCAAACAACAACCTCAGGTACCTAATTATATAGGTGATTGCTTTATTAAAATAGCAACACACTTGTCTTATAAGTCTAATTTTATTAATTATACTTTTAAAGACGATATGATAAGTGATGGTATAGAAAATTGTTTGACTGCGGTTGCCAAATTTGATCCATCTAAATCAGCTAATCCTTTTGCATACTATACGCAGATAGTTTATTTTGCCTTTATACGTCGTATCCAAAAAGAAAAGAAACAACAGGCAACCAAATATAAAATGATTGAGCATATGGATATTGATTCAATCATTACACAAGAACATGATAGTGGAGAATACACCAATCAATTTTTAGATTATCTCAAAAAACAACTTGATCAGGTAGATATAGAAAAACGAGTCATTAATTTACCTAAAAAGAATAAATTGGCAGAAGAAGAAGTAAAAAATCCTCTTGACATTGATTAAAGTACACTATATAATATGACTCCAACAAAGACAAGTATGTAAGTTTAGGTGATAAAAAATATCTATTTCTATGCAAAAACATATTGACAGGCAAGCAAAAATATATTAACATTTACGAATGGCACTTGGTTAAGGAACAATATGACGTGATAGATAATGAGAAGTTTAAATTTACAATGAGTATTAAATAATTTTTATAAGGAAAATAAAAATGACTAATTCGAAGATTAAAATCTCCGAACTTTTTTTTTTTCGATTCAGGGCGAAGGCCGTTTTATGGGAGTACCCTCAATCTTCTTGAGAACTTTTGGTTGTAATTTTACATGCGATGGTTTTGGTATGCCCAAAGGTGAAAAAAGTAATGAACGACACATCATTGCTAAAAATATAGATATGTACAAAGATTATAAATCTTTGCCTTTGGTTACTACAGGTTGTGATAGTTACGCTAGCTGGAGTCCCGAATTCAAGCATCTTAGCCCTTTTGTGTCTATTAATGGTATTGTTGATGCCATTCTACATATGCTACCTCATGGTAAGTGGGCAAGTGAGCATCTCGTTATTACAGGAGGTGAACCACTCCTTGGGTGGCAAAAGTCGTATCCTAGTCTCCTCTCGCATCCCGATATGGTCAATCTTCAAGAGATCACGTTTGAGACAAACGGAACACAAGAGCTAACTAGTGAATTTTCTGAATATCTTAAAACTCATTGGCGTAGAGGATGGGATAAATTAACCTTTAGTGTGAGCCCAAAATTAAGTGTTAGTGGAGAGAAATGGGAAGACGCTATTAAGCCAGGCATTATTATGCAATACCAGGAACATGGTTATGTATATCTTAAGTTTGTTGTAGCTACCGAAGACGATGTTGCCGAAGCCGAGCAAGCCGTAAAAGAATATAATAATGCAGGATTCACTGGTCCTGTATATTTGATGCCAGTAGGTGGAGTAGAATCAGTATATGCTATGAATAATAAAAATGTGGCACTTATGGCTATGAAGAAAGGTTGGCGCTACAGTGATCGACTTCAAGTTCCATTGTTTAAGAATGAGTGGGGTACATAATGCGAGTCGTAGACAGACAAGATTATAAATTAGATGTTAAAATTAAAGATATTAAATCGCCTTCTTCTATGAAGGCAATTTACTTTATACGAGAAGAATTGGATAAAGAAGATAATATTTTACTTATTAATACGTATGAATTTTTTATCAATAAAAATGATCTAAAAAAACTGACAAAGGTATTGAATGACTACGAAGGATAAATTAATTGAGGAAGCACCGTATCATCCTGGTTATGAAGGTGCTGTATTTGGGCGTCCAATGAGTCAGGTGATTCGTGAACGTGTCAAAGAAGGTCAGACTAGATTTTTTGCAAACGATAATATCTCGGCATTTATTCATAGTGAAGATGAAATTGATCTTCTAGTGGATGAGGTAGCTGATAAATTTCAACAGGTCTTGCATTCTTTAGTTATTGATACGAATAATGATCATAATACACAAGACACTGCACGTCGTGTGGCAAAGATGTTTATTAAGGAAACATTTAGAGGTCGTTATGCTAATCCTCCTAAAGTTACAGCATTTCCTAATGTAACAGAATATGATGAATTATATGTGACAGGCCCAATCACTATTAGGAGTACTTGTGCCCATCATTTTCAAAACATTGTTGGTAAAGCATATATTGGCGTATTTCCGGGCAAGAATGTTATCGGCCTTAGTAAGTTTAATCGTATCACGGATTGGATCGCTTCTCGCCCGCAGATT